GCTGCTACAAATGATGTTATTAATACCTTTGGTAATGGTCAAGGAACTACAAGAGGTACAGGAACTATAACGAATAGAACTAATCAGCAAGGAGTTATAGAGTCATTAACTTCTGCTAATAATACAGGTCAAGCTGGCTGGCAATATGGTGGAACAGCTTTGTTTATAGGAACAGGAGCAATTACTTTGGAAACTTATGTAAATATTACTACATTATCTACTCTAGCTGAAAGATTCTATACATTTTTTGGCTATGCTACTGGTTCTAATTATGCAAATATTTTAAATAACATAGCTATTGTTTATGACGAAGGCGGTGTATATTTAAGTGCAAATGCTTCACCTAATTTTAAATGCATAACAAGAGCAGGGTCAACAATAACAACAACCGTTACTTCAATTGCTGTAACAGCAGGGCAATGGTATAAATTAAGAATAGTTATAAATGCAGCTGCTTCTTCAGTAGAATTTTACATAGACAATGTATTGAGAGCCACACATACTACAAATATTCCACTTACAACAACACCAATGTTTATAGGAAATGGAATAGTAAAAACAACAGGAAGTACTGCTAGAGCAATGCAAACAGATTATTTTATGTACGAAGAAATATTTACAAATCCAAGATAATGACAATATATATTTACAGACAAGGTGGTAGTATAATAGAAACTACTGATATAAATCAAATACCAGAAGGGTTTTCTTATGAAACTATTGAAAGAGAAGAAACTGTTGATACTGTTTCTCTAACTAATCAAGCATTGCAAATTGATTTTTATTATACAGAACTTATTTCTGACCTTTTAAGAAAACATATTGAGAAGCTAAGTATTGATGGTGTGCCTATTCCTCAGGATGTTATTGATGAAAGAGATAGGTTGAGAGATGAATGTAATCAAAAAATTATAGATTTAGGAATAACAAACTTCAGTTATAGACAATCAAATTTAAAATTATGAAACTATTAAAATCAATATTAAACGACCTTAGAAGTTGGAAAAAGATAAAGTTAAACAGATGGCACTTACACGCTCCTATTGCGTTTGTTATGGGTTGGTTGCTATATCAATACCTTTCACCAACTATTACCGATACTTATGCTATCACAGCGCTAATGTTTAAGATATTTATTCCTAGTTTTTTAGGTTTTTTTATGCTATTAACTTTCGAAGCGTGTCAAGCGTATGGTAGAATTATCGGAGAGTTAGAACAGTTTGAAAGCGAAAAAGATTTGTGGGTGAGTGAATTTTTCTTATTTTTAGGAATCATTTTAAACCATTTGGTATAAAGATAACAGTTTCAGAAAATTGTAGCTTAGAGATAACGTTTGAGTGTTCAGATGGTTTAAGCGAAGACAAACAACAAGCGATTAAAGATATTAATCTAATAGCTAGAGATTCGGGGTTGAATATTAAATTAAGTTAGCAATGGCGCAAGTAAATCCAAAAGAGGAAACAGTAACATTAAGTCAATATAAAGATTTGTTTGTTAAAATAACGATGGTTGACGGTAAAGTTGACCGTATTGATTCGCATTTTAAAGAATACCATAAATCAATAGGTGAATTTACAAAAACTTTGCACGAAATACATCAGTTTATAAAAGGCAATGAACTGAACGGAAATAAAGGATTGTCGCACAAAGTTGATGAAATGGAATTGAAAATTGAGGAAATGGAAAAAAAACAAGTTAAATACGATGTATTTTTTGCTCTTTTGGGTGCTGGTTTGGTAATTACATCGAGCGCAATAGCTACTTTAGTTGTGAAAGTATTTATAGGATGAAACTAATAAACGACACGTTAAAAGTTAAAGGCAAATGGGCGCACAAAAGAGTATTGTCGTTCGTGTCTTTTCATGTAGGTGTCGCTTATGCTTTTACCCCTGCAATTTACCCAGAATTTGAAGTGCATGAGTTTGTAGTGTTGTGCTTTTTTGGTTTGTCGGCCGGATGTTTGGGGATTGACCTACAACAAAAGATAAAAGTACAAGATGACGATAGTTATATCGGAACTCAAATAAATAACAATAACGAAATAATAGGATGATAACCACACCACAATTAATAGCAAAGTATGGTAAACCAACGCAAGACGGAAAACCTTATTTAGTAACAATTAACTTGCCTTTTCCTATGCGTTTGGCGTGGGACAAAAATACAACTATTCGTAAAATGCGCTGTCATAGATTGGTTGCTGGTCAACTTACTGCAATCTTTACCGAGATATTGCAAGTTTACGGACTTAAACGAGTACAGGAGTTAGGGATTGACTTGTTTGGCGGTTGTTTTAACTTTCGTGCTATGCGTGGTGGTTCAGATTATTCTCGTCATTCGTGGGGCGTGGCTATTGATTTAGACCCCGAAAGGAATCAATTAAAAGAAACCGCTGCAACAGCTCGATTTGCTAGAGCTGAATATAAAGCAATGATTGATATTTTTTATAAGCACGGGTGGCAAAGTCTAGGGCGTGAAAAGAATTACGATTGGATGCACTTTCAAGTTAAGGCGTAATTGTGTTAAATTTTTAATTTATTCAAAATAATGTTTATCTTTGTGGCATAGCTACATTGAAAATATTTGAAACCCTCGTCATTTGTAGCTATTGGCGAGGGTTTTGTTTTTAATCAATATTATGGCAGGCTCAAAAAACAACGCAAACGCAAAGAAATATATTTCAGACATCGTTATAGATTACATTAAACGATTTCCAAACGCTACAACCAACGGACTAGCAAGATTGATATTTCAAGAAAACCCGCAGGATTTTAATAACTTCGACCAAGTGCGTTCACGTGTGCGTGCCTATCGTGGTGAAGTTGATGCAAACAAACATAGAACCGTTATACTTCGTAGAACACCCGAACAAAAAAAACTAGCTATGGCAAGAAGAATTGAACTACCTGAAAGTGATTACCAAGAAACAGAAGCATTTATAATTCCAAAAGGGCAAAATAACATTTTAGTACTTTCGGATATTCATTTGCCCTACCAAGATAACAAAGCGTTGAAACTTGCGATAAATTATGGAATTGAACATAAAGTAAATGCGGTATATCTAAACGGTGATACTATTGATATGTACCAAGCCAGTAGATTTATTAAAGATAGGAGAAAAAGAGATTTAGCTGGTGAACTAGAAAAAACAAGAAATTTTTTAAAAAAATTACAAGAAACTTTTAACTGTCCGATTTACTTTAAAATAGGTAACCATGAGGACAGATGGGAACATTATTTAATGCTCAAAGCACCCGAATTGTTAGGCGTTGACGATTTTAAACTCGAGCAAATATTAAGGTTTAGAGAGTTTGGCGTAACGCTAGTAAAAAGCAAACAAGTAGCAATGGCAGGTAAATTACCGATATTACACGGGCATGAATGGTTTGGCGGATTTGCACCACCCGTAAACCCTGCACGAGGTTTGTTTTTAAAAGCTAAGGAAAGTTGTTTGATAGGTCATCATCACCGTTCTAGCGAACATACGGAAAAGAATTTGAGTGGTCAAGTTACTACAACGTGGTCAACGGGGTGTTTATGTGGGTTGCAACCTGAATATGCACCTTATAACAATTACAATCACGGATTTGCACACGTTATTGTTAGTAGTGATGGCAATTATCAGGTTAAGAATATCCGTATAATCGATTATAAGATAGTGTAATGAAACAGTCAAACTACCAACGCATAAAAAGAATAATGAATTTTTATCATTCTCGTGGTCAGAATAGAGAAAAAGTTAACGAAATTTACAGAAAAATAATTAAAGATAAATTACAATGAAACTACTCCTAACCATCCTCGCAACACTTCTACTATCCTGCGGTGCTAGAACCGTAAACAAAGAAGAAAAAAAGACTGACAGCACAGCGACTGTTACCGAAGTTATCAAAACCGACAGCACAGCAACCGACAGCACGTCGATTAAATTTGACGTTGCCACAGAAGAAATTGTCATCGAAGCGGTTGACACGACAAAACCGATTGAAATCACTAATAACGAGGGAAAAGTAACAAAGTATAAAAACGCTCGTATAGCGAAGAAAAAACGAGAAGACAATACAATTGTCATTCAAGAAAAGAAAGTGTCTAAAATCGTTGTAGATTCGCTCACAAACGAAATCGAGGTTAATAAAGTAGAAAGTGCTAAGATAGTTTACAAAGAGCAGTTTAATTGGGGAACGTTTATTTTATCGCTTTGGTGGTTATGGTTATTGTTGGCCATTGTGGCTTATTTGGCCTACCGGAAATATAAAGGCACTTTAAACTTTCTTTTGTTATGATACAAGTAGCAAACGTAAAACAAGCAGCAGGAGATCCGATGAGATTTATTGAAGTGCGTAACTATCCTAATCGGGTTGTGAACATTCCTAACAATTTCAAACCAAAGGCAAGCGATTCAGTTATTGGAGCGTGGCGTGTAAAGTACTTCTTATGAAATTCCAAAAACTATACCGCCCAGCGTACCAATTTGTAAAGAAAGGTAAGTACTACGTCAAAGTAGAGAAAATAGTAAACAAATTTAACGGTCAAGAGCCGAATGAACCTAAAATTAAAGACAATGGCTGATATATCAAAATGCAACGACACAAAATGTCCATCTCGTGATAGATGTTACAGATTTACAGCACCATCGGGTTTATGGCAAAGCTACATTAACACACACCGAGAAGCAGACGAAATGAATTGTATATTCTTTTTACCAATTAATAACAATTAATATGATTCCATTACACTACCCACAGCAATACGATGTTATAGACTTTGTGAGCGATAACGACCTAAATTTTAACGAAGGTAATGTACTAAAATACATTACTAGAGCAAGGAAAAAAGGAACGCATTTACAAGACTTAGAAAAGGCATTGGATTACAT